GTCAAACAGATTTAACTAAAACACCTAGTCAAACATTACTAGATCAAAAAATGAAAGAATATATGACTGCTATTAAAACAGAAAAAGCAGAATTTAATGAAAAATTTCAGTTTAAAGGAACAGACTATGCTGCAAGAGATTTCTATAGCCAAGGCAGTATGGAACTTCAAGGTCTAGGTACAGATGGAAAACAATCAGGAAGAGTGTTTTTTCAACCGAGTAATATGGGCAGAGCCAATGATAAATTTAGATATAATATAGGCGGTTTTAAAAACGTATATATGTCTAGAAAAGACCTTAATAAATACTTTGGATTTCCTCCTAATCATGACTTAACCCCAGAACAGATAGCATCTTTTGATCCGTTAACAGCATCAAAACAAAGTGTAGCAGGATCAGAAATAGATAATATGTTAGGAATTAATAGAGAAGAATATGTTGCTTCTGGAGTTACTCCTTATGAAACTAAAAGCTATATTGACAAAGTTAATAAAGAAAGAAAAGAAAAGGGTAAAACTGATAAAGTCGTACAAACTGGTACTATTAAATCTGATAAAGATCGTAAAGCTGCTTTAGATAAAGCTTATAAAGCTCAACAAGAAAAAGATAAAAATAAAGATCCTGCACCTACACCTAAATATGAAGTAAAAGGTGGTACTGTACTAGATGTCAATAAAGAAAAGAAGAAAAAAGAAAAAGACAGTGGTGGTTTTGTAGGAGGTGCTGATTTATCTGCAGGTAAAAAAGGCATAGGCTATAAAGGCGGCAGAGCTACTGGAGGATTAGTTAGCAGGAGAAAATCTAAAAAGAAAACCTAAGTCTTACTCTTAGGCTACTTGACCATCACAGTCAACCCCAACAAAGGAGTAAATTAATATGGCAGAATTAGCCGAAGTAGAACCTGTAAAAACAGCAGGGTTTGTAAGTCCTCGCAGGACTAAAAATCAAGAGCGGATTGATAAAGATCAAAAAGAACTTGAAGAACTTTTATCTAAAAAACCTGAATCTTCAGAAAATACAGAAGAAGAAACTCAGGAAGAAGTAAAAACTGAATCATCTGAAGAAACTCCTCTTACTAAAGAAGAAGAGTCTTTTAAGAAAAGATACGGTGACATACGTAGGCATATGTCTACTAAGGAAAAAGAGTGGCAAACTAGAATTGAAGCTTTAGAAGCACAGTTAGACAAAGCCACTAAAAATGAATTAGTGTTGCCTAAATCAGATGCAGAGATAGGAGAGTGGACTAAAAAATATCCTGATGTTGCAGCTATTGTTGAAACTATAGCAGATAAAAAAGCTTCTGAAAAAGCTAAAGAATTAGATGCTAGAGTTAAACAAATTGAAGAAATGCGATACACTGCTACACGAGAAAAAGCAGAAGCAGAATTACTAGCTTTACATCCTGACTTTGCTAAGATACGTGAAGAAGATGATTTTCATGATTGGGCAGAGCAACAACCTAAATGGGTGCAAGATGCTCTTTACGAAAATGCAGATGATGCAAAATCTACTGCAAGAGTAATAGACTTATACAAATCTGATAAAGGCATTACTGCTTCTAAAAAAGATTCAAAAGAAAAGTCTGCTGCATCTGAAGTTAAAACACGATCAAAGGCTACTCCAGTTGCAGATGCTGCTGAAAATTATATGAGAGAGTCTCAAATTGAAAAAATGTCAGATAAAGAGTACGAAAAAAACTCTGATGCAATAATGGAAGCAATTAGATCTGGCAAATTTATTTACGATATTAGTGGTGCAGCACGTTAAAAAGTTGTTGACAATCTGTATTTTATCACTATAACTACTAGCATACACCTAATTCTGGGTGTGTGCTTCTACAAGCAAACGATACCCTAAAGCTCACCAAAGCTGTATGAGCCTAGAGAAATAAATGTAGCGCAACATTTAAATCTTTACACCTTATTAACGCTTTGCCCTTATCTGGATGTTTCGCTTATAAATCATAAGCCTAACCTATTTATAAGGAGGATTTATTATGGCTTTTCAAACCGCAACAGGTTACGGCAATTTACCTAATGGTAATTTCTCGCCAGTAATCTACTCCAAACAGGTACAGATTGCATTCCGCAAATCTACTGTTGTTGGAGATGTAACTAACTCCGATTATTTCGGAGAAATATCAGGACAAGGTGATACTGTTCGTATTATCAAAGAGCCTGAAATCTCAGTCAGTGCATATGCCAGAGGTACTCAGGTAACTGCACAAGACTTAGAAGACGAGGACTTCCAACTCGTTGTTGACAAAGCAAACTATTATGCTTTTAAAATGGATGACATTGAGGAAGCTCATAGTCATGTAAACTTTATGGAGCTTGCCACAAGCAGGGCTGCATATCGACTAGCTGACCAATACGACCAAGAAGTTCTTGGCTACATGGCAGGTTATAAGCAGTCTTCTTTACATAGTAAAGCAGGTGCTGTGAATGATCAGGTCAACGGTAGCAAGGCTGATTCTAGTGCAGGTTCAGACGAACTATTTACATCAATGAAGTTGATTAAGAGTTCATTTGGAAGCATTACAACATCCTCTGCAGGAGATCACTCTATTCCTGTAGTAAACTTAACTGGCGGTGCTACTTCTGTAGGAACTGCTGCTGTTACTCCAATGGTTGTTGTAAATCGTATGGCTAGACTACTCAACCAACAGCAAGTTGATACACAAGACAGATGGCTTGTTATCGACCCTGTATTCTTGGAGCTACTAGGTGACGAGAACTCTAAACTAATGAATGCTGACTACGGTGGAGCAGGTAAGTTGCAAAACGGACTTGTTTTAAATAACCTTGCAGGATTCAGAGTTTACGTTTCAAGCAACTTACCTTCTGTAGGTACAGGTTCAGGAACTTCTGGTACTGCAAACCAAAACTCCAACTATGGAGCGATTGTTGCAGGTCATGGTTCTGCTGTTGCAACTGCTGAACAACTCAGCAAAACTGAAACTTACCGTGATCCTGACAGCTTTGCTGACATTGTTCGTGGTATGCATCTATATGGCAGAAAGATACTTCGTCCAGAAGCTATCGTAACTGCTAAATACAACGCAGGTTAAGGGAGGGATTTAACATGGCTACTTTTGATATGACTGCCTCCACTACCAACGGTGTTGGGGCAAATGTTGTTGCAGTTCCTACTGTTGTAGGTAATGCTGTAAGGACAATAGAAGCAATCCTAGATATTGATGCTATGGTTGCTGCAGGAACTTCTCCTGCAAATGGTGATGTATTTCAACTTCTTGAGATACCTGCAGAATCAGTAGTGATTGCCGCAGGTGCTGAGATTATGAAATCTTTCACTGGGTCTTGCACATGTGATATTGATTTCGCAGGTGGAGATGATATTGTTGACGGTGCTGCATTAGATGCTGCCGCAGGTACTTATCTTGCTAAAGGTACTAACGGTGAAGCTAACGTAGTAAACACAGGTGCGGCTTCAACTTTCGCTGCCGCGGCTTTAGCTTGTGTGGGTGCTGCAGATACTATTGACGTTACTGTAGCAGGTGCAACACCTGCAACTGGACGATTAAGAGTATATGCAATTATCGCTGACGTATCAGCAGCTCATCGTGAAGCTGCTTCTGCTGCAAGAGATAATATATAAAACTTTTAGGGGGCAGGAAAATTAATTCTTGCCCCTTAGTTTAACGTAAGGAAAGCATTTGTCAGGCACATACTTAGCATTAACTAATAGCGTTTTAGCTAGATTAAATGAGGTACAGTTAACTTCTAGTAATTTTACTAATGCTAGAGGTATACAAGTACAAGCACAGAATGCAGTAAATGAAACAATACGATATATAAATCAACGTGAATTTAATTATCCTTTTAATCACGCTACAGCAACTCAAGTATTAACTGCAGGTGTTGTTCGGTATAGTTTACCTGCTAGTACTAAAAATGTAGATTATAATACTTTTAGATTAGTTAAAAATACTGATCTAGGAGCTAACGGTGGTAAACTAAGCATAGTTAATTATAATGATTACATTAACAATTATATAACACAAGAAGATGAAATAAACTCTACTACTGCTGCAGAGGCTATAGATACTTCTGAAACAGAAATAGATTTAACAAGTGCTTCAGATTTTGATAGTACAGGCACAGTATTTATAGGCAGTGAACAAATTACTTATACAGGTATTAGTACAAATACATTAACAGGTTGTACGAGAGGAGCTAATTCTACTACTGCTGCTGCTCACGATAATGGAACTACAGTTACTCAATTTTCACAAGGCGGTATACCTCGTTTTGTTATACGATCTGCAGATAATAATTATTTATTGTACCCTTATCCAAATAAAAAATATTCAGTAAAATTTGATTACTACACATTTCCATCTGATTTAGCTGCTCATGGAGATACAACATCTATACCTTCTCGATTTGATCCAGTAATAGCGGATGGTGCTACAGCATTTGTTTATCAGTACAGAGGTGAAACAACTCAGTATCAACTTAACTTTGCTAGGTTTGAACAGGGCATTAAAAATATGCAAACATTATTAATTAATAAATTTGATTATTTGCGTTCTACTTATATTGCAAGATCATCAGCAGGGTTTTCAGATTTAAATATAAGAGTATCTTAATATGCCTGATAACTCGCAAGTACAGCCTGTTGCATTTAACTGTGAAGGTGGACTAGTCTTAAACAGGTCTACCTTTATGATGCAAGCAGGAGAAGCACTAGAACTACAAAACTTTGAACCTGACATTGAAGGTGGTTATAGACGCATAAGTGGGTTTTCAAAGTATGTAAGTGCAATAGTTCCTGCTACAGCTTCTGACTCTGAGCCTGTATTAATGGTTGCAACATTTGGTGACTTTGTATTAGCAGCTAGAGGAACAAGTATCTACAGTGCCACAGCAGGTGGAAGTAGTTGGACTAGTAGAGACAGTGGACGAACAAGTGCAAGTAAGTATAGATTTGAACGATTTAACTTTGATGGCACAGATAAAATAGTTGTTGTTGACGGAACAAATGCTCCTACAGTTTTTAATAGTTCACTAGCAGCTACAGATGTAAGTGAAAGTACAGTAGAAGGTTCTAAGTTTATAGCTGCATTTAAAAACCACATGTTTTATGCAGGTAAGTCTACAACAAAACAAACCATAGTATTTAGTCAACCTGCAGATGAAGATGCTTTTAGTTCAGGTAGCGGTGCAGGAAGTATCAAAGTTGACGATACAATAACAGGTCTTAAAGTTTTCCGTGATAGTTTATTTATCTTTTGTGAAAACAGAATATTTAGATTGACAGGTAGCACATCAAGTGACTTTGCAATCACACCTATTACAAGAAATATTGGATGTATTAATGGTGATACAATTCAAGAATTTGCAGGTGACTTAATATTCTTAGGACCAGACGGTTTACGTACCGTTGCAGGTACAGCTAGAATTGGTGACGTTGAACTAGGTACTATAAGCGCAAATGTTCAGTCTATATTTGATGACAATCTTTCAAGCGCAAGTCAATTTGACTCCTTGGTTATACCAGATAAAACACAGTACCGTATATTTTTTACTAAAAGTGGTACAGCACAAAATTCTACTAAGGGTGTTATTTGTGTAATGAAAGGGCAAAACTTTGAGTTTGCTGAAATAAGAGGAATAAGACCTGCATGTACAGATACATTTATAAAATCAGGAGATGTTATAGTTTTACACGGAGACTTTTCCAACGGTTACATATATAGACAAGAATCTGGAAATGACTTTGATGGAACTGCAATACTTGGTAAATATCGTAGTCCTGACTTAACATTTAATGACGCAGGTATTCGTAAACATATGCAAAGGGTGGTCGTTAACTTTGCACCTGAATCAACAATAGACGCTGATTTATTTTTACGCTACGATTACGAATCAGCAGATTCAGCAAGACCTGCAGCTTATGCACTAGACTCTGGTGATATTGCTGCTATATACGGAACAACAACTTATGGCACTTCTTCTTCTACTGTAGGAACTTATGGAGGTGCATCACAACCGCTAGTAAGGCAAGCAGTAGAAGGTTCAGGATTTGCTGTAGCACTAAGAGTAAACGATGGTGGCTCAACTGCACCATACTCACTCAAGGGATTTCAGTTAGAATATCAGTTAGGAGCAAGAAGGTAAATGGGAGCAACATACACAAGACAGTCCTCATACTCTGATGGAGACACGATTACAGCCGCACATACTAATGACGAGTTTAACCAGTTATTAGCAGCGTTTGCAGCGAGTACAGGACACACACATGATGGCACTACCGCAGAAGGTGGACCAGTTACTAAGCTTCTTGGTAATACACTTACGTTTGGTGCAGGTACATCAGGTACAGACATTACTGTTACCTTTGATGGTGAAAGCAATGACGGTGTT